GATGGCAGAAGAGAAGACAAGTTGTAGACAAAATTAATCATAAAAGAGCTAGTTATCTACAATATATCAACAAGCAAGCTATAGAAAAAGGATACAGATCAGAAGTAGAGGCGATTACATTTAAAGATAATCCAGATGCTGCAAGAGGTAAGGATGCATCACTAGTTATTTTTGAAGAGTGTGGTGCATTTAATAATTTAAAAGCATCATACTTAGCAACACGTCCTTGTGTAGAAGATGGAGGTGTAGTAACCGGGCAAATAGTTTTGTTTGGTACGGGTGGAGACATGCAAGGTGGAACGATTGACTTTGAATCTATGTTCTATAACCCAGAAGCTTATGATCTATATGCATTTGATAATATATGGGATGAAGGAGGGGAAGGTAGTACTTGTGGTTTCTTTTTTCCATCGTTTCAAAACAAAATAGGGTACATGGATCAGGATGGTAACTCTCTTGAAAAGCAAGCTAAACAAATAGAAGAGGCAAAGAGAGAACAACTCAAAAAAGAAGCCAAAGATGCAAATACACTTGACAAATATATAACAGAATATCCTTGGATGCCTAGAGAAGCATTCTTACAACAAAGAGGTAATATGTTTCCTGGTGGGGCATTAATAGCTTGGCGTAACGAACTTATGCGTACAGGATTACATACTAAAATGGCAGTAAATGGTACGTTAGTAGAAACAAACAAAGGTATTCTATTTAGACCTAGTGATAAAGTTAGACCTGTTATGAAGTTTCCACACAACAAGACAGATGATATTAGAGGATGTGTAGTTATATATCAATCTCCTCAAGAGTCAGGAGACAATATACCGGACGATCTTTATTTTATTGTGCATGACCCGTATGCTAGTGATGGATTCGGTGCTTCTCTTGGAGCTGCATATGTAATCAAAAGAATTAATCCATATTCTAAACCTGATGATATGATCGTAGCTTCATATGTAGGTAGACCAGATACACAAGATGAATACAACTATAATTTATTTTTACTTGCTAGGTATTTTAACGCTAGAATTGGATTTGAAAATGATAGAGGAGAAGTTATACCCTATGCAAAAAGACACAAGCTACTAAATTACCTTATGCCAGAAGCAGAGATCTTTGACAAAACCGATGGTGTAAGAATACGTAAACTAAACAGAACATATGGTACATCTATGGGATCTCAACATAGAAAAAACCAAGCAGAAATATATTTAAGAGACTGGTTAAAAGCACAGAGAGGTAGACAAGAAGATGGCATGCCTAAACTAAATCTACACTATATTTATGATATAGCTTTGATAGATGAGCTAATAAAATATGGTAAAAAGGGTAATTTTGACCGTGTTTCTGCATTATTAGTTGGTATGTTTCATATGAAAGATCTCTATAATAAGGAGATAGAAGAGATGTACGAAGAATCAGATGATTCATTTTTTAATAGAAGATTTTTTCAGTAATTTGTAAAAGATATGAGTAGCATTCCTAAGCAAAAGCTTCCACGTAGTCGGAAGACTAAGGAGTGGGGGAAAAACACGATAAACGCATACATTGATAGAAGTCAGTTTTCTAATCAACACAAATCCGCTATGCACAAATTCTACGATGCATACAACGGTAACCTAAATGAGAATGATTACAACTATGTAATTAATCCATACAACTCAGAAAAGCACAAAACAAAAGGATTTCCTGCAAGACTTCGTAATTACAATATTATTAAACCAGTTGTAGATCTTTTACTTGGTGAGAAAGCAAAAAGACCTTTTAATCATCAAGTAGTAGTACGTAATTCTGATATGCAGTCTATGCAACAAGAGTTGGTAAAAGACGAACTAAAAAAATACTTAGAACAAAAGTTTATTAATGATCTCAACGAATTAGGTGTAGAAACTGGTATGCCTACTACAGATCTACCCGAGTTAGGAGAACTAGAACAAGAACTATATGCTAATTATAAAGATATTAGAGCTATAATGGGACAAGAATCTCTAGATTATCTAATAGATAAATTAGAGTTACCTGATCAATTTCAAACTGCATTCTTTGACTGGTTAGTTGCAGGAGAATGTTATACATATAAAGATGTATGCATGAATGACTGTGATTATGAGATTGTATCTCCATTAGATGTTGACTATGAAAAATCACCAGATATACAGTTTATAGAAGACGGTGATTGGTGCGTAAGAAGAAAAATAATGAGCGTAAACTCTATCGTTGATAGTTTTTATGATGTTCTTAAACCGGCAGATATAGATAGATTGGAGCGTCCTTCTCAAAAGAAGAGCATGGGGTATATCTCTCCTTTCAACGCAAACTATTCATCGCAAGATACAGAAAAGTTTGCGGAGGTATTACATGTAGTGTGGAAGTCTTTCGCACGTATTGGAATACTTACCTACTTTGATGAATTAGGACAAGAACAATCAGTAATTGTTGATGAAACATACAAAGTAGACGCTGATAATAATGAAACTATAGAATATTATTGGGTTAATCAGGTTTGGGAAGGGTACCGAATAGATGGTGATATATTTGTAAATATTAGACCTCATCAGGTACAAAGAAATGAAATGTCAAATCTTTCCATATGTAAACTCCCCTACAACGGAAGAATCTACTCAAATAGACATTCAGAGCAAGTATCTGTAGTATCTATGGGTGTACCCTACCAAATCCTATACAATATATTTCATTATAGACTAGAATTATCTATAGCTAAGAACAAGGACAAAATCATGTTGATGGAAATGAATACAATTCCAAAGCGACATGGTTGGGATGAAGAGAAGTTTATGTATTATGCAGATGCAATGGGGTTTGCTTTCATAGATTCTACAGCAGAGGGCAAGCGTGGTGAGAGGGTGTCATTCAATCAGTTCCAGGTATTAGACATGAGTTTGGGTCAGTACATAGCTTCTCAATTCCAACTTTTACAAGCAATAAAAGCAGAATGGGAAGAACTAATAGGTATATCTAGACAACGTAAAGGACAAGTGCAAGCGTCAGATGGTATAGGTGCTACAGAAAGAGCAGTGTTTCAATCATCTGTTGTAACAGAAGAGATGTTTAGAAGATTTGACAAAATGATAGAAAGAGAATTTAATGGTTTATTAGATGTAGCAAAGGTAGCTTGGAAAGATGGACTAAAAACTCAATATGTAACTAGTGATTTTAGACAAGCTATACTAGATATAGATCCAGGTTTATTCCAAGAAGCAGAATTTGGAGTGTTTGTTAAGAACAATTCTATAGAAGCAGACAAACTAAGAGCATTAAAACAACTTACATTGTCATTTGCACAAAATGGTAGTAGTCCTGTTACGATCGCAGAGATTTTAGAAGGTAATAACTTTAGTAAGATAAAAGAGAAGCTAGCAGAGGTAGATGCAAAAGAAAAAGCACTACAACAAGCACAAGCTAAACAGCAGCAAGAGATGGCACAGATGGCACAACAAGCACAAATGGCTGATAAACAAGCAGATAGAGAGTTTACAGCAGAACAAAATCAACTAGACAGAGATGCTAAAATGGACATTGAAGAAATGAAAGTTGCAGCTAAAGTTGTAGATCAAGATATGAACGACAACGGAATTAATGATGCAGTTGATTTAGAACGTGTAAGATTAGAACGAGAAAAACTCGATTTAAAAAGACAAGAACTAAATGATAAGAAAGAAATTGCTAATAAGCAAATAGCAGCCCAAAAAGGCAGTAAATAACAAAAATTGTCTATATAAAGGTGTTAAACCAGAGTGTAGATAAACATGAAAAACTAGTATAATTTAATTAATTTTGTAACAATGAGTAAAGATGAGAACTTAGATCTGTCTAAAGTAACTGTTAGTCAGTTATTAGACGATCAACAAATCCCGGAGTCTACAGATCCGAAAGAAGAAGAAAAACCTGTAGAAAACACTGCTGAAGAAGCAGTAGAACAACCAGAAGCTCAGGAAGAGCAAACAGAACAAGAACCTGTAGAAGAACAATCTACAGAGGAAGTAGAAGAACCACAAGCAGAAGAAGTAGCTGAAAAGGTTGAGTCTGATGAGACAGATTCAGAGCCCTCAATAATATCAACACTAGTAGAAAGACTAGGGTATGATATACAAGGAGAATTTAGTGATGATTACGATGGTATTGTCGGAGTTACTAAGGAAGCAGCTACAAAGATGGCAGAAGAACAGTTTCAACAAGTATTTTCAGCTTTCCCAGACATACAAGAATACCTTAACTATAGAGTATCAGGAGGAGATCCAGATAAATATTTTGAGGTAGCAGCAAAAGAGATTGATTTCTCTACGCTGGAAGTAAATGAAAAAGATGTCGGAATGCAGAGAAAGATCTTAGAAACGTTCTTAACCTCTCAAGGATATGAACCAGAAGAGGTAATGGATACGATTCAAGATTATGAAGATGCTAAGATTCTGTATAAAAATGCAGGCAGAGCAGTAAAAAAACTAGCAAGCTCACAAGCTGAAGCTAAGAAACAATTACTGCAAAAGCAGCAAGAAGATGCCCAACTTGTAGCACAGCAAACCAAAGAGACTTGGAATAATATTAATAGTATTATTAATAAAGGTAAGTTGAAAGACTTTACTATTCCAGAAGCAGACAAAAAGAAATTCTATAATTGGATGTCGGTTCCAGTTGATCAACAAGGAAGAAGCCAACGAATTATAGATAGAGAAAAGCTAGATCAAGAATCCATACTTGCTATGGAATACCTTATGTATAAGGGACTTGATTTGTCGAAGTTAATAAATACCAAAGCAACCACAAGGCAGGCTGTGAATTTAAAAGCTAAATTAAAAGCAAATACACAAACTGCATCCAGAAGAATGAAGGGTAACAAAGGAGGGTTTAATAAAACTAGCAAAAGACCGACAATTCCTTCTTTAGATAAGTTATTAGGATAAGTTTAATTTTTAATTTTTAATTTTTTTATCATGGCAGCAGATAATTTAAAAAAGCTTCGTTTATACGAAGACATTTTCAACGCTGAGGGTATGACTGATGAGAACTCATTAGCGAACGCCCTTCTAACTCAGCCTGATGTACTGTCACCGGTAATAACTCATCTAGCAGGAAGAGAAGACAAGAGGTTTCCTCTATCTTTCCTAACTGAAGGACAGGGAGCTATCAAGTACATCAACGACATTGAGTATGACTATCCAGTAATGGGTAGAATTAACAAAACTGTAGAATCAAGCTCAAAAGTGAGCGGTTCTGGAGTTAACTTCACTAGATTCAAAGTAAAGTTCAATGAAAAATGGTTCATTAAGCAATACATTATTGAAAGTGAAGAAGGAATCCAAGCAAGAGTAATGACTGATCCTGTCGAATCAGATGGAGGTTGGGTCTATACTTTACAATTAGTTACTGCAGATGCAAATGACTCTGTGTCAGATGCAAACTGTGCAGGAAAAAAGTGGGTACAATTATTTGCACCTACAGCAATTTCTGGTTCAGTTGGTAACGAAAGTAACTGGGTTGCACCATCTAAAATGAGAAACCAAATCTCTTTAATCAGAAAATCTTACCGATATGAAGGTAATATGCCTGACAAAGTGGTTAACTTCGAGTTTAATGTAGATGGCAGAAAAACAAATCTATGGTATGACTTTGAAGAGTATCAGCACATGCTGAGATGGAAAGAAGAAACAGAGTACGCTCTGTGGTATTCTAAGTACAACAGATCTTCAGATGGTACTATTAATTTGAAGGATGACAATAACAAGCCTATTCCAATCGGAGCAGGAGTTATTGAGCAAATTCCTAACGTTGATACGTATTCTTCATTAACAACTAACAAGATCAAGTCTGTAGTAAGAGACGCATTATATGGTGCTTCTGATGCTCAGCAAATGAACATTGTGTTGTTTACAGGAATCGGTGGTATGGAAGAATTTGATAACGCTATGAAGAGCGAGATCAGTTCTGGTACTTACATCAAA